GTGGTTCCCGAAGGGATAGCCATCAGGGCTGCGTGGCAGTTCGTTGGCAAACCACTTGCCCACCTCGACATCTTCCTTTGCCCCGAAGCGGTCGCGTGCGTCATGGTTGACCCATTCGGGGAAGCCGTAGTCGTACCCGTTCGCCTTTGCGATGCCGATGGTGCTGGCTATTTGGAAGAGTTGATTTCCAAACCGCCCGTACCTTCCGAGGTCGCTGAAAGTCACCATTCGTGATTGCGTTTTCTGTGGTGGTGGAAGATGGGAGGATACATATCCATGTATGCGCCCTTCTCATAAGTGAATGCGCCATCGTTGTACACCGCGGGCCACCAGTGCAGGTCGTAGTGATACTTTTGTTGAAGGCAGGTCAAGATTGCCTGATCGTGGCGATGCTCGCGAAACTCGGGATACTGCTCCATGCGGATGACATCGTTGATGTAGTCGGGCTTGCAGCACGCCTCCAGCCATTCAGCGATGAACCGCTTGGACTCACTGCTGACGCGGAAGAGCATCGCCGATGCTTGCACTTGATAGCCTGCCCGTGCGCCCATCGCATCAAATACCTCGCGCTTGCACCAGTCTTGATGTTGGTAGTGGTTGCCGAATAGGAACACATCCTCGTCCATCGCATTGACGAGATGATTGACATGATTGATGAACTCCACCCCGGCATCGGTGTACACGATTATATCCCCGATTGTTACCCTATTTGCAAGCCAGTTGATGAGGTACGGCTTCCATAACCAATATCCTGCTCCGCGCTCAGCTTCAAGGATGTGTTTATAGTTTAGTGCAAAGGCCTTGTCGATGGTTGGGTAATAGGATGTACCGCACCCGTAATCGCGTGCTGATATTATGCATCGATGGCGCGATATTGTCATATTATCGTCTGAATAGGTAATATGACAAATCATTGTATGCTCTTTAATAGTTCCTCTGAAGCCTGAAAAGTATCAGTGTAATCGACGTTCCTGTCCCACAGGTCTGAGCGAGTGGGTCGCTGATACGATAGGAAGGGGGAGCAGACGTAAGCATTGACATGACGCAGCACGTCATCATTGAGCCATGCGTCGAACATCTTGTCGGAATTGTAGAACTCGGCAATATATCGTATCATTCTGCCACTATACCCGATCGCGTGCGATGTGTACGCATTGCGAACCCGAAATATCCTATCTGTAATCTTCTCGGGCATGATGAACTCAGGCTCAGGCTTCAGGTTTGCGCCAAAATATATCATGTCCCACCCCTTCGGAAGATCTGCCATGATGGAAGGCAGAAGGTCGAGATGCTGGAAGGTTGCGTCATCCTCAAATACAAGTAGACTGTCGGAGTATTCTCGCTTATGCTCCTCAAATATGGCCTTCTGTGAGTCGCAAAAAGATTGAAAAGGATTCTCCCGCTCCAAAGCATTGAACCATTCAAAGCGGAAGTTTGCATCTTCAGAAAACAGAAATCGCCTGTCTATCCGCTTGGGTTGCGAAAGGCAGACGATATGGTCAAAGTACTCGTTAAAAGTCATGTGTGTGTGTGGTTAAAAGAGGGAGCCGCCGAGATGACGGCCCCCTGTGAATTCATGGGTCGCTTATACAGTACCCGTTGTCCCGAAGACCGCGGCGGTCGGCTGGAAGGAGAGAAGCTCAATCCTTGCCTCGGCGCGATAGGTCACGAGGTTCTTGATAAAGTCGCTCTGATCGTACTCGGTGCTGCGAACCTGAAGGCCGCTGGCTTGAGCGATGGCGAAAGCGTCCGTGTTCATCAGGTAGAACCGGGACCCGGTAACCTGAGAATGAGGAACGACAGGAACGACGTTGATGCGCACTGCACCATCAGGACCGACACCCACAGATGCAGGGTAGGTGTACTCGCCAGCCGAGGTTGCGGTCAGCAGGAGGGTGCTCCATGCGGCGTATGTGGTGAGGATGAGGTTCGGCATTCCGAGCCCCAGCGCGCCGTGCTGCGCCATGCCCGCTACCATCTTGCCGACAGTCTTTGTCTCAGAAGTGCTGAGCGCGGTACTGTTGGTGGCGATGGTGTTCAGGAAGCGCGTGTTCACCGCCCTGTTCCAGTCTTCGATGAGCGAGGAGGACAGGTAGCTCTGAAGGAACGGAAGGTCCTGAAGCATCTGACGGGATACCTTGCAGTATCCTGCGATGAAGGGGACGCTCACGTTCACCATTGTTACATCATAGTCGACCTGCGCCTTATCCTGCGCTTCGGTTTGTGCGCCGAACGAGCCCTCGCCGACGGGGTTGTTGCCACGCGGGAAAGTCACGTTGCCCGTTGCAGTCGGGATGATGCGGAAGACATCGTACAGATGCGGGCTGAAGTATGACCGCATGATGGGATTCTGCACATAAGAAACCTGCGAGGTCCCGGTCAGATTGTCGGTCAGGTTCATCGTTCCCACGATCTTCATCTCGCTGAAAGGACGCTCAGCCTTGATGCTTTCGTAGTTTGCAGCGACGATATCCATGACCGCGCTCTTCATGTGGTCGGTGTTGTTCCACCCTGCTTTGTCCTGTGCGCCGCTTTTCAGCTTGCCGTTCTCAGCAATCAGCTTGTCAACTTTGCCTTTCAGCTCGGCGATGCTCTCGCCCTTCTTGCTGGCGTCTTCATTCAGCTGCGCCACATCAGCGGCGAGCTTGGAGTCGAGCTTGGCAACGTCTCCGGCCAGCTCATCTTTGTACCCTTTGAGCTTCGGCTCGAGGGCTGATACGAGTTCATTTATTTCACTCATTGTTGTAAATTAAAAGTGTTTGAAAATTAATATATCTACCGCTTTTTTCAACCCGTTGCTCGTTTCGTCCTTTGGCTGCTCGGGTGCGTTATCCGCTGCCTTCGCGCTACTCATGTCCTCCAGTAACTGATTGAGTTGTTTGATTTCAAGTAGTAAAAGCTCTATCGTTTCGTCCGTCGCATCAGTGTGCTTGACGAACTTTTCCAATTTCTTCATCCTATCGATGCGCGCATCGATGGTGCTGCCCTTCATGCCCAGCATCGGCGTGTACTCGTTCGCGCCCCATGCGGTGAGCGAGGACCCCTCGAATAGTTTAATGTCCAGCAGTTCATTTGCATCCTCCCCGCTCTTTTGGTCGATGACGCTGAAGCCGATGGAGTGCTCCTTCACGAGATCGGACTCGACCATCTTGATGAAGTCCTGCCCCAGCGCGTGCTTTCCTATTTGGCTCTCGTAATACAGACCGTAGTCATCCTCCTTGAGCTCGGTAATCTTTCCGAGCGGGAGACGGATGTCGTGGTTCAGCAGATGCTTGATGCGCCCCTTCGGGAACCACTCAGCGATGCTCTTGCGGAAGGCCCCTGGCCGTATGATGTCACCGTCTGAGTCCTTCATATTGAATGCCGAGAAGTACCCGGTGACGATGCCTTTCTTTGCATCGACATCCTTGATGTCCTGACTCAGCCGCTTATATCCGTAGATTTTCATTCTTACTTTTTTATGAGCCTCCCGTTCGCGTCCCTCTTCGGTATGAACCCCACCACACATCGGCAGTTAATCGTGAACGATGCAGGAGCCGATGGGTCTCCCGGTTGCCCTGCGATTGCCGTAATGCCTTTCTTCCCGACCTGTGTGAAATTGTCAAGCATCTCCACCACCTGCCCGTCCATCTCCCAGTGATCAAACTCATCGTTCTTCCCAAAGCGGCGGGTCAGCGCATCATTGCCCGCAATCCATTCCTTCTGCATCTGATAGATGCTCTTGCTCGCCGCCTCCACACTGCCCACGTTCGCTGCTCTTCCGACCTCTGTCCTCGTAATCGTGAGTGCTCGCGCATACTGCACAATCCACGACCGCTCGATCTCAAGTGCAATTTCGCGATAACTTAGTTGATTTTCCTCTCCTGCGACTATGATGTTGAGAAGTTGTTGCTTTGTTGTATCGTCCATCCGCGTCACAAGGTCAAGCGCATGACGGCCGAGGATGTTGACGATGCGTTGAATGATATCGGCGTTGAAGAATATATCCTTGCGCTCCTCAGCCTTTAGCATCCTGTTCACCTGTATGGCGAATTGTAGCCCGGTCTTTTTATAGAGGTCCATCAGTAGTGCAGTAAACTCCTCGTTGAACATCGGCATCCGCGACCATGCTCGCTGATAGCCTACCGTCTCCGCGTCCGCAATCATGGCATCGACTTGTCGCTTGATGAGCCGCTGAACCTTCGGCGCATACGCCAGCTCCAGCTTACGCGTCTGCCTCGCTGCCTGCAACCAATATTTCCTGCGCTCTCTGAAATTCATCCTTCAATCGTTGCTTGTAAGATTCTCGCGCCGCATCCCTGCACCTCGCCTCGGTCATGCATCTCCACTCGATTTCAAGCCGGGGGAACCGCTCCCACACCTTCGCGTGTATCTCTTCATCCGTCATATCTGCCCATCTTGCAAGTTGATGTCAGCACCGAGGTCCATGCCTGCCTGCTCGATGGGTATGAGGCCTTGAGAGACATAGGAGAGGTCGTATGCCCA